CATATTAGAGTGAGATGAAATCATATTGAGATAGATATCCCAATTTTCTTGTGGCAATTCTACAATCTCAAAATCCATATCATGTGGATGAATTGTAAAATCGGAAAATAAATCTTCTTCTGGTCCCATACCAGGCAGAACAAACGGTCTATCTGATAATGAGTTTAGTTTTTGGTCACGAATATAGTCATCAATGCGTTCAAATCGGTCAAAGTAATTAGAATAGGCTTGGGCACAATGAAGTGCTTGGTCTTTAGTTAGCTTCATACTTTAAAGTCATCAAATGATTTATTGAATTTGTTTTCTCTGTCACCAAATGTGTTGATTGGTTTGTCATCGTCATCATTACCAACATCAGCAAGACCAATCTGAGCAGATGATTCAGCATCATACAATCTCATTTTACCTCTATCGATACCAACGACAAAGCGTTTGTAATAGTTTGGGTCAGAATAACGATTCTTCAATTGTTTAATCATTATTTGACCAAGGTTATCAAGTTCTTCATTTGATATTAAGGCAAACATAAAGTCAGCGGTCGCTGGAAGACCAAATGATTCTGAGGTATCTTCAAGACCTGGATCCGAATTGGTAAAACCAGACCTTGTTGTTTGTGTTGCTGATACGATTGGAACATTTGCCTCGACTGCCAGGCCTCTTAACTCTTCAGCGATAGACTTGATGTATGAATAAGTATTTACATTTGAACCAGGTCTTACCCTTGCTGATGTGCATATGTTTAGATAATCAATAAAGATAATATCAGGTTTAAATGTTTTCTTTAATGCAAGTTCATTAATCAAAGACCTGAAATGTAAAGCTGAAGCAGCCGCAGTTGGATATTCTTTGATGATTAATTTGCCATGAGTTTTACTTCTAAGCATTTCAAACTTACGATTATAATCTTTTTTACTCATGGTGTGAAGCTCTGTCATAGATACATCAAGTAAGTTAGCATCAATTCTTTCAGCAATCTTTTCTTCGGCCATTTCTAATGTGATATACAAAACATTATGGCCTTGTGATAAACAACCAGCCGCCATATGACACATAAACAAAGATTTACCAACACCGGTACCAGCAAGTGCGATGTTCAAAGTTTTAACTGGCAGACCGCCTTTGGTAATTTTGTTGAATAAGTCCAAATCAAAACGAATTCTGGATTCTACTTTATGATAAGAATCGAATCGTGTATCAGAATCTTCCGTGTAATCATGGCCAACATGACTATCAAATGAAACACCAAGAGCGTCAGACAATAATTTTGGTATCTCACCTTTTGTTTTGCCTTGTTGTTTGTTATCTAGGATTGATACAGAATCCATGATGGCGTTATAGATGGCTTTATCTTGGCAAAACTTTTCAGTTTCACCAATTAACCAGTTTGTGTCGGTTGGTTCATCTTTAGCCAGATGGATTTCTTTGAGTAATTCAATTGAATCACCAACTTGTGTTTCTGATAAATCTTTTTTCTCTGTAAAATTAATTACAAGAGCTTCATGTGTTGGTGGATTTTTGAACTTCTGAATGAAGTCAAAAATTTCTTGGAAAACTATCTTTTCAGTGTTGTCTGAAAAGTAATCTTGTTTTACAAACGGTAAAACCTTTCTAGTGTATTCTTCATTGTAAATGAGATTCTTTAAAATTGTTGATTCTAGTCTGTTCATCTTGTTTTTGTGCCATTATAATATCTGAAAGTATATCACCCATAATGGTAATAAACTTTTCATCTTTTGTCAAGTCATCTATATCATGTTCGCCAGGTTGTAATATAGTATAACCAAACTCTAATTTAGCACCCTCGCCTTGCTCAACAACTCTCGCTTTGTGATAGTGATATAAAACACCCTTATATTCCTCTATAAACAAACCAATCGCTGTTACAGGTGCATCTTCAAAAGTATAACCGTCAGGATTGACAAATTGCCAATCTATTCCTTCTTCATACTTAACTTTCTGTTGTTTCTTCGTCATCTTGTTCCATAATAGGCTGAGATGATAAATCAATCTCTCCCATAATGTTAGAGTAGGCAATTTCATATTTTTTCTTCACATAGTCTTGGAATTCAGGATTATCTAAAAGCGATTGCATAAATTGTTTTGTCTGTGTATCAGCCATTCTTACTTTATCGCCAAGCTCACCAGTCTTTTTATCAACCTTAGCATACCAACCTGGACTTGGTTTATGAACAAAACCACCTTCAAGTGCAATATCAATCAAACCAGAATATTTCTGTATGCCGCCTTCCCATGATACTGTAATAGGAATTTTAGATTTCTCTTTTACATATCTAGATTTTTCAACATTGATAATAAAGTTGTAACCTTTAATTTCTGTTCCATCTTTTTCTTGCTGGCGGCCAAGAATGTAGATATTGTCAGCAGAATAGTATGAACCTGTTCCACCACCAACGATATCTTTAGGGAACATTCCAATCTCTTTGTATGTATGATTTACTACAACCATTGGAATATCTTTTAGATTTAAATGAGGTGTAATCATTCTAAACAATGACTTAACTTGTTTTGCACGAGACATATCTGCCACTGATTTACCATCAAGAGCATCATCAACTTCTTTTTTGGATGCCAAATTACCAATTGAATCAATGACAACAATAAGCTTATCACCTCGTTCAATGCTTTCTAATTGAGCCATCACATCAAATTTGAGTTCTTCAATATTGGTCAATGGACTATGTAACACTCTTTCCATATCAATACCAAATGTCTCAAAGTATTTTACAGGAGTACCAAACTCTGAATCATAAAACAATAACACAGCATCTTTATATTTGTCCATGTATGATTTTGCCATCAATAAACTAAATGCTGTCTTAAAGTGCTTAGAAGGCCCAGCCCACATTGTTAGACCCGGCGTCAGGCCACCATCTAATCGACCAGATAGTGCAACATTGACCATTGGTATTGATGTTGTTACAATATCTTTTTCTGTAAAATATTTGGATTTGGAAAGAATAGAACTCTCTTTGATAGTTGAGTTCTTTTTAAGTTTTTCAAGTATGCTCATTTAGAATGACCTCATAAGTATGATTGTATTATTATACACCTAAATTGTGTTTTATGTCAAGCATAAAATGGTTATTTACCTCAATCATGGGTTTGATTTATGGTGGGGAACATCAAACACAAAAGTAATTCTTGTGCAGCCACCCACATTTTTTGTTCCGTGAGATAACTTATTATTGAACCACAGTAATGTGCCAGGTTCAACTCTATAAGTTTCTCCGCCAACGGTATAGTCGTATGTTCCTTGAATTGATAGGTGATATCTGTCTTTGGAAAGATAGTAAGTGCCTTCATCAATATGTTGTCCAACTTCTGCATCTTTTTCAATAGATATAAATCCACATCGGCAATGGTTATGAAAGTTTCTTTTTAGAAATCTAACAATTTCAGTGTGTCTTTCATAAGCGGGTGTCTTTATATTTATCTCTGAATCTCCAACAAATTCATCAGGTCGTTCTACACCACCAACTATCAATTGTAATACACCAGCTGAAAGATACATATAACCTCGGTCAAGTAATGATTCTTTTCCGTCAAGGTCTTTTTGTGATTCCCAATCATCTGGATATTGTTCAAGTTGTTTCATTATCTTTGAAACATTAATACCTGTTTTTATGACACGAATATTATCCAAAGAAATCCTCCAATGAATTTACTTTTTCAGTTTGCCAACCAACACAATCTAAAATAATTTTAAGTGGGTCAAGGAAAGATTTCTCAAACTGTAATTCATAATCAACAAATTCATTAATACGAAACTCTTTTGGTAAAGTGTTTGTAAATGAAATAACATCTGTTTTAAATATGTTTGGTTCTTTTAGATAGATAAACTTAATCTTTTCACCATCATTAATCTTTTGAAATCTTTTATTAAGTTTCATTTGTTCTATCATGTGATTGAAGACCAATGCACCTCGAACATGAATAGGTGTGCCTTTTGCCCATATTGTTTTACTGTTTGAATATTCTTTGAGACCATTCATTGACCTAGGGAAGGCAATATCTTCAACTCGAAGTGTTTTAAATTCTTGTCTGAATTCTTCAATATAATCTTGTAATTTACTTTCATCACCAGATAATAATATCTTAAGTGATTCTTTAATCTTTTCTCTACAAGCAGCTGGTGTTGAAGATTTAATTGCTTCAAGACCTTGAATCTTCATTTGTGGTTCTGTAAATTGAACACCTTCTGAATTATGAACATTGAGAATATATCTTTTCTTGGCAGTCCAAACTGCTTTGTCAGCCAAGACTTCTCGCTTCATAGTCATCTTTTGACCATATGCGTTAATATATTGTGCAAGGTCAGAATAACTTTTATCAATAAAAGGTTGAATCTTTTCTTCACAAAATTTATCCATGATTTCGATGGCTTTTGTGTTATCAATTTGTTTGCCTTCGTAAATTTTAGATATAAACGGTTCAAGGTTGAGATAAACCGAATCAGTATCCGATGCCAGAACATAGTCCATTCCTTGTGTCTGTAATATTTTATTTAAGAATTCATTTAGTCTTTTTTCAATCCAACGGATTGATAATTGACCAGCAAGTGTGATGCCTTCTGCCTGTCTTATGTCAAAGAAACGGAAGTATTCAGAGCCTAATGCACCGTAAGCTGAGTTTAAACATTCTTTTTTAGTTAATTGTAGATTAGCATAACGAGAAACCAAAGCGCCATAGTCCGCTTTCTCTTGCGGTGTTTTAGCATTTTCATAATCTTGTTTTGCCTTTAACATAGCTGTCTTATACTTCGTTCTATCATTATACATTTTTTCCAAGACTTCTGGTAGAAAACCTTGTTTGTCTTTTCTAAAGAACTGGCCATTTGGTGTCAGTGTATAATCTTTTACTTTTGATAAGTCAATTTCTTTTCGTAAAAGTTTTTCGATTGATATATTAGATGAGATAACATCTCGCATATCTTGTGTATAGTCTTCAGGATTGACAATTGTTTCTGGCGAAATGTTGTATTGCATCATCAAATGTGGATACAGTGAGTTCAAGTCAAACGATGCCACCCAATCAAACATACCGATTTGTGGGTCTTTTACATATGCACCTTCATAAGCAGAACTTTTTCGATTGCCACTTTTTGGTGGTATTGCAATCTTTTTCTTATACAAATAATCGTGTGTGATAGCGTCCCACATTCTTACTTGAGTGAATATGTCATCATAATTTACCTTAGCATCATAAGCAATTGTAAGTGCCATTTCAATCAGTCGGCCTTTTTCATTAAGTTTTTCAACAAGTTCAACATCTCGTATGTTATACTCAATGAATAACTGATAGTTCTTTTTATATAAGTCAAACAGACCTTCATATTCATCATATGCTATCTTTTTACCAACACCTTCTGCTTGTGCAACAGTGTCTAAACGATAGTTTTCTTGGTTTCTGTTTGGTGAAAACCGTCTAAACAATCTCATATAGTCTAGTGTGGCTACACCAGCAATTGTGCCAGTAACCATTGTTCGACCATAGAAAGTATCTTCTCTTGTTGATACTAGATTCCATGGTGATAATTTTTTCATCATGTCTTCACCAGCAATCTTGGTAAAACGATTGATGATATAAGGTATATCAAAACCATAAACATTCCAACCGGTGATTCCGTCTGGATAGTTTTTCTGCCAGAGAAACATAAATGCCTTAATCAAACTATATTCATCAGGACATTTTGTATAACTTACATCGTCACGGTGTTTTTGATAATCGCCTGTGCCAAAGACATAATAAGTTGGTTGATTTGAAAATTTGATTGTAATGGCTGTGATGGGTTCTGATGCTGTTTTAGGTTCAGGAAAACCATTCTCTGAACCAACTTCAATATCAATGTTAGCGATACAAAGGTCTGAATAATTCCAATCTATAATTTCTTCTGGATTATTTTGTGAGATAAAAGGATATTCAAATCTATCGTTGCCGTAGATTTTGAAGTTATTGACATCTTTATATTTTTTTATAAAGTCACGAGCTTCACGAATAGAACCAAACTTCATAGGTTCTACTGGCTCGTTATGTAATGATTTCCATTCTGATTTCTTATTTGATGGAACAAATAGTGTTGGAGAGTAATTTATTTTTTCTCTATGTCTTACTCCGTTTTTAACACCTCGGTAATATATGTTGTTTCCATAAACAAGAACATTAGTAAAGTAATTTCGCATTAAGTCGCTTTTCTAATTGCTTGTAGTTCTTCTGGTGTAGCCATTTGAATGCCTGAACCAAATATCTTACTGTATTGATTCACAACATCTTTAATTGGTGTGGTGATACACAAAACATTATCCATATCAAATTCAATACCCGTTTTAAACTCTTCACTAAATTCTAAAAACGGTGCAAAACCCATCATCGCTTGACCGTCTTTGCCCATTTGTGAATATATCTGAACGGGTTTTTTGATTTTAACTTTGTTTTCTTTTGTGCAATCAACTTGGCCAATGATTGACTGGTTTGTTTTAAATGTAATTATTAAAGTATCCATATGTGTCCATTATAATATATTTAATCTTTATTTGAGGTAATCTTTTCAAGTTGACTTTGATATGTCCTATTTCTTAATTCGGTTGAACTAAATCGGTGAGAACGGCCATTGAATACTATATCAATGTTTCTTTCTACACAAATATTTTTACCCGTAAATTCTTTGTCTCTGTATTCCTCACCAATAATACGAACATTGAGTGGTAAGAACATAAGTAAATCTTCTAAATCTTTTTCCGTTTCATAGACGATAATTTCATCAACATATTTTACGGCAGATAGTTGAACATAGCGCTCAACAATAGATTGAATTGGTTTGCTTTTTAAATCCGGCCTGTCAATAGATGGATTAGTTTGTAAACCACATATGAGATAATCACAATATTGTTTTGCTTCTTCGAGCATCAAAATGTGGCCTGCATGAAGTAAGTCAAATGTAGAGCAGGTAAATCCAACTCCGTTTTTTGGTCTTGTCATCATATAGTAAACTCCAAAAAATAAAGGGAACCGAAGTTCCCTCTATTACTTTTTTTCTTAACAGAAAATGATTACTTGTTCATTACATACATTGTAACTTCGAAGCCAAAACGCATTTCTGTTGCAGCTGGTTTAGTCCACATAGTGTTTCTCCTTGATTAGGTTTTAAAATCTAATCAGCTCAGCAGAGAGTATTTCTACAAAGTCTGCCTTGAGATTCATCAAATAACATAATTTATTTGACGCTACTATATTATACCAAAACTCAGCTAAAAGCAATAGAGAAAATCATTAATTAAAACTAATTAACTGTTTTTTTAGACTTTTTTGTTTCTTTAGTGTCTTCTTCGGTTGTAGCTGTTTGTTCAGCTTCTTGTTGCATAGCAGCAAATTGTGGTTCAGCTTGTTCTTTAATTTTACGAATTAGGTTAAAAACCTCATCAAAGGGGTGTTTACCTAGTGATCTAAGAACGGTGTTAATTTCCTGCACTTCAAGTTCTAATTTTAAAGCCATAGTTATTTTCCTTATTTAATTAAACCAGTTTTATAAACAGTTCTGCCATCTTCTTTCATAGCAGTTAAAGCAAGTTTTCGGTTATCACCGTTTGCTTTATATGAAACATGAACCCAACCAGAATCAGGAATACCCGGTGTATAAAATTCTAAAATGACTTGGTCGAATTCTGTATTTTTTACAATCCATTCTGCCACTTCGGCATTTGGAACTCCCGGCACCTCAATATCAACCGCTTCACCATAACAATGTTGGCTAGTTGGTGTTCCGCCAACAGCTTCATTAAGTTTAGGTCCTCTATAACCAGAATTGATAACTGTTGGACCAAATCGGTCTCTTACAGGTTGAACAACATTTTCAAACAAAGCTTTAGCTGCCGTTAGATGTTGGTCATTTGGAGTGTTATCAATATCCAAACGAAGAGCTGTTTGGCTCTTTGTATATTCTGCTAATGTAAAATTTTTTGATAAGTTCATAATCTTTTTCCTATAAAATAAAGGGGTGATTTCTCACCCCGTTATATTTATTTCTGATTAATAAAGCTATACATCTTCTCAGCTGTTTGAAGAACCATGTCGAGACCTGGATACTGAGGCATATCAACTTTAGTTACAACCTCACCAGTTGTTGCATCTTTTTTGGTTGTTAATTCCCAACCAGCGAATTTTGTATGGTATTCATCCAAAACCAATTCTTTAGCCATTGCTAAAACATCGGTGCGGATTTCGTAACCTGTTTTGTTGAATTTTACTTCTGGTAATTTTGGTGTTTCAAATTTAGACATAATTTTCTCCTTGTGTGTCTGTGTTTGTGTGTAAAAAAGATGGGAGTAGTTATACCCCCACCTTTCATTTAGTTTCTTTCAAAAGCTCTTGCTTGTGTAGTTTAAGTTCTTTACCGATTTCAATTTTACGAGGTTTTTTATTTTCAGGAATTACATTCTCTAAACCAATTCGTAAAATACCATCTTTATATTCGGCACCATGAACTTCTACTGTGTCAGCAATTTTCAATGTCTTTGTGAAAGCTCTGAGACCAATGCCTTTGTGTAGATATGTGATATCTGCCAAATCAGCATTTTTCTCATCTTTGTTGCCCTTTACAATTAAATGTCCGTCATCAACAGTAATGTCAATTTCATCTTTTGAATAACCAGCAACCGCTAGTTCAACGACATAATGATAGTCATCAACTTTAACGATATTGTGTGGTGGAAAAGAGTGATTTGTTTTTTCTGTTGTAGCTTCTAACATTCTCTCAACTTCATTAAATAAATTTTCAAACCCAAGTGTTGAGTGATATAAAGGTGTAAATGAAAAGCGATTTGCTAATGTCATGTTATATTCTCCTTATTAAGCAAGATTAAAAAAGCGAGACCCTAGTTAGGCATCTCGCTTATATTTATAACATATTTGGTCTAAAAATGAGGCAATTAATGTTGTTCGCCTGGTTTTTTTCCAATATTATATTTTGCAATTAAATCCCAATCGTCTTTTTCTTTGAACGATATGATTTTAATTTGATGTAAAGGTGCTACATTGTCCTCAAGTAATTTTGGGTTCATAATTTTAATCAGACCCCATTCTTCTAACAACTTAGCTATTGCGTTTCTTCTTTGAATGTCATTCTCGGATATATTTGATGGTTTGCCGTCAAGAGCAAACAGTTCTTTAAAATGAACGATATAATACTTGCCTTGCTTATGTAAAATGTGGCAAGACTGATAAAGAACTTTTTCTTTGCGTGAAGAGACCCCAATTCGGGTTAAAGTCTCTCTCACTTTTAGAAAGTCATCTTGGTGTTTGAGTGTGACTTCCATAAAATTGTTTAAATCTACCATTTTATTTTTTCTTTCCTAAACCGCCAGTGTTAGCCATTTGTTTTAATTCTTCTATCTGTTGTTGTGTGAGTATAGACAGGACTTCTTTGGCTTTTTGGTCGGAGATATGATACACTTGCTTTATACATTCTATATCATCACTCTTTACAGTCTTAACCCACTTAGCAAATGGTCTTTTATTTTTTCTTACTATATTTAGTAAAAAATCATTTTGTAACTTGTTATCCAAGTGATGGTGTTGATTCATTTCATTAGCATAAAAGATACAATCACGGTGATAAGATAATGAACGGTTTGTGAGAAATGGCTTGTATTCTTTTTCAGTTAGTTCATCAACAATAAGTTGTTTGTTACCTGAAAGAATCTCTTTTACATAATCAAAAGGGCTACTCATTACTTGAACTCACAATTTGCCATGAGTTCGGTCAAACAAGCCACTAGATTAATTTCACCATCAGCAACAAAAGCATTTTTGTATTGATAGTCAGCAATAATTAAAACAGCTTGTGGTATTGATTTTGGTTTCATCGTTTCATACAAGGCATCATATAGTTGCCTAAAGAAAGTATTTGAATCAATATCATTAACACCAACCCATTTACGAATAGCACCAAAGTCTTTTGCTTTGATATGTTTAATAATATCATCAAGTTTAGCATCACCAATCTGAGCAAGAATGCCAGTATCAATTTTACCAAATTGAGAGTATCTTTGTAGTTCATTGATTACTCTTCTGAAATCTGGAAAATGTTTTGTAATCAGATTAGCAATTACTGGTTTTTCAAACTCAACCTTTTCAATATTCAAAACATATTCAATTCTTTGCATGAATTGTTTTGCCATTTCAGCCTTTTCATTATTCTTCAATGCAAAATCAACAACCGCACATCGACTATGTAAAGGTTCGATAATACGATTCTTATAATTACAAGTAAAAATAAATGAACAATTACCAGCAAACTCTTCAATTGCATTACGAAGAGCTGGTTGAGTTGAGTTTGGATTTAGATAATCTGCCTCATCAATGATAATAACTTTTCTGCCACCGGCAAGTGACATAGATGAAGCATAGTTTTTGATTTTGGTTCTGAAAGTATCAATGCCACTTTCATCTGAACCATTGATAACTAGATAATCACAACCAATCTCTTCACACATAGCTTTTGCAACGGTGGTTTTACCAACGCCTGCGCCGCCAGATAAAAGGAGATTAGGGATATTCTTTTGATTGACATATTCTTGAAATGGTTTTTGTAACCTTTCAGGTAATATACAATCAACAATCTTTTTAGGTCGGTATTTCTCCGTCCATAATAAATGTTCCATTCACACACCTCATAATATAATAATAAAAATTAAGCACCAAATTTAGAACCTTGTTCAGTTGTAACCCAATATTGTAAGTCGGCGTCTTTGTTTTTAAAATGTGAGATACCTTTTGATGAGATATTCACACTATAATTACCTGGTAAAATCTTTGATAGATTTTCTGTTTTGAAAATCATTTTATAAACTTTACCATCACCGTCACCAAGTTCGAGTGTGTTTGTATGAGCAGAATCATTTGCTGTATCTAATGTAGCAAGATTAACTTTTTTACCATCAGATTCAACAGCAATTTGTGGAGAAGAAAGAACAGAAGCTGTTCTCATAATATCATCAAAGTCATCTTCTGATAATGAGATTGAGATTTCAGGATCAGGCATTGCTAATTCTTTTTCAGGAGGTGTAACAATCATTGTTGGCTCACAAAAACGATACTTTGTTTTAGAACGACCTTTGTTGCCAACAATCACAACATTCTTATCTTCAAATTCAAATGTTGGATCAGCACTCAATGAGATTACTGATAAAAAGTTATTTAAATCATAAACACCAAATTCGGCAGGAACTTCTTCATTAATATTTGCTTGTGCAAGAATATTTTTATGAGAAGAAACCGTCTTTAGTGTTTTACCTTTCTTAAAGAAGATGCCTTGGTTGATAGCACCAAAGTTCTTTAAGATTGATATAGTTTGTGTAGATAATTTCATAATGTATTTTCCTTCGTCAAGTCATGATTGTGTAACGCTATAATACCATAGTGTAACACTTTTAAAAGGTCTTTGCGGTTATAACCATCTTTTTTGCCGTATCTTTGGGCATATTTCATGATATTACCAATACAAAAACCGTCACCGTGGCCACTGTCGAGAATAAATTCAGTTGCCTGAAACTTATTTTTGGAATAATGCTCACCATAAGTTTCATCGATATACTTTTTTAATTCTTTAAGTAACCTATCTTCACTATA